GGCCATTCAAGTTAGGTTATTTGGCTTCCTAATTTATATTTAATTCCAATTAATAATTTCGTATCTATCTGCCGACAACTTGGTCATATCGGGATACTCATTCATAAAGACCACAACGTGAGGAGTGTTTACCAACACTTTGTTTCTGCTTTGATACTTGTTCGACATTACAGATCCGTTTTTGAGCTGCTCGAGAACTGTGTATTGGAGAAATTCAGCAGAAGATCGGGGTAAGTCAAAGAAGAAGATTGACTTGTGCTCGTCGACTGCGAATGCGATGTCATCTCGCTTTCCGACAGAGAGCTGCTGGACTCTGTCCGTTGCAAGAGAATAATATTTTTTAGCAAACCACGTTTTGCCAGTGTTCCCGACGGTATCGACAACAAAGATGATCTTACGGTCGCAGGGGTCTTGGGCCAATCGATTGGCAAGGTCTTGTTGGTACGGACGGAAGTCTCCGACAACGGTAACGACCGAGGGATATATGAGATCGACGAACTCCATGATGCGTCCATTTTGTAACCACAACGACGGAAACGAGTTGGCGATGAGGATAGAGCTTGGCTTAGTGGGCTGCTCGAGCACCCATTGCTTGAAGTCGTCATATCGATTAGTCTTCCCAGGGACGGGGACTTGTCCGAACTCATCGAAGTCTCCATCTTTCTTGCAGTAAGTCGACGCTTGTTCGGACGTTCCTCGGGCGACCTCGAAGTGTGCCCGGTTTGAGAGTAAGAGCTTGATCCCATTGAGACGAAGAGGGGAGAAAAGAATAACAAAGCCTTGGAGGTGGGGAGTGCCAGAATCACCGGTTTCGCGTCCAAAGATGAGGTACTTGACTTGCGGTGCGACGTCAGTAAGGAATTGAACTTCAGCCGCCGAGTAGTTGTTGAGGGTGAAAACCCAACGAGTGCTTTGTGGCGCCATGACAAAAATATCGATTTTATGTCATGATGAGTGAGGGGAGGAAGGCTGGGTAATACTAACCAGCCTTCCCTCAGATGTCATTTTTTAGGAATCAGTAGAATTTGACATAATTTTAAGTACCCTCATAATGGCAGGATATCGTAGAGTTCTACTGCGCGCCGGCGCGCGTCGTGCACGATATGTAGCCATGCGCCGTGGGCGTGCCCGTTTTATTGGTACGGCAGCTAGGTACGGTGTACGCCGGGAGCTGCCGGGGGCTTAGGTTTGGTAGCTGGTGCAGCATTGGGTTATGGTGCATATAAAGGTATTAAGAGAATTAAAAGAGCGAAGGCGCGCCAACGTGCTCGTAAGCAAATTGGCACTTACAACAAGCGTCCATGCAAGACTAGGGTGCTTGTAGAGCAAGGGGTGTTGACTGTTAATGATTTGACTTGGAGTGCTGTTGACCTTACACAATGTCCATATGGTCAAGGAAAAGACGAAAGGAAAAATGATTGGATGAACCTTAGTGGTTGGCGCATCATGATGCCTTGCCAAAATACGTCAGGAGAACCAATCTATGTGGTCATGATAGTCGCTAGTCCTAAGAACTATCGAGAAGGTGTCACAACTACCGATGAGCAGCTTCAGGAAGAATTCTTCCGCGCTTACGGTACAGATCGTGCTAGGGATTGGAAGGCAGGTGACTCTTTTAATGAATTACTTCATCACCCTATTAATACGGATAAGTGGACTATCCTTAATAAAAAGATTAAGTACCTTGGTCCGGTGAGCGGACAGGCAACTAATCGTCCTTTAACTTATACTGATACAACAAAAGACACCAATTGGTGGGTGCCTATTCGTCGTCAGTTTAAATTCGAAAGTGATAATAGTGAAGGAGGAGGAACTCGAGTAGAAGACACACCTGTTTACTTCATTACGTATGCGGTGAGAGCAATGCAGTCGTCCGGTGGGACTCCGCAAGCTAGTTACAAACGTCAATTGAAGATCGTGTCATTCTTCAGGGACGGTGCCTCCTAAGAGGGATCGCCCGGGGGGCGAGGATTTCGCCCGGGGGGCGAGGAAGGCCTGCGGCGCTCTAGACCTCCAACACTTTGCACTGTGGAGATAGTAGGGGACCCAGCAGCCCTAATACCCGCCGGGGGCGGGAGATCGCCCGGGGGGCGAAGACCCTAACCCGCCGGGGGCGGGAGAGAATGGGGCCATTCAAGTTAGGTTATTTGGCTTCCTAATTTATATTTAATTCCAATTAATAATTTCGTATCTATCTGCCGACAACTTGGTCATATCGGGATACTCATTCATAAAGACCACAACGTGA